TACCACCGAGTTTGGTTCTGGTGATTTTACAATTGAATTGTGGTACTTCGGCACTGACACTGATCAATATGCAACATTAACATCAAAGGGTGCCGGTGTTTTCTCGAGTGGTAACTGGTCATTGATGATGAATCACAGCGTTACCGGTGATATAGCTCTTTATGTGGCTAATTACAGTACAGGCGCGCCAATGCTCATCACTGGCGACGTTAACGTTACAGATGGTCAATGGAATCATATCGCTTTAGTTAGAAATGGAAACAATTGGAATTTATATGTTAACGGCGTGTCAAAAGCGAGTAGGACATCCTCTATTACAATTGCAGACACTTCAGCCGGTGTATACATTGGTAAAGACCAATATTATGGAAGAGATTTGTCCGGATTTATTTCTGACTATCGTATCGTAAAAGGAACTGCTGTTTACACTAGCAACTTTACTCCTCCGACGGCACCATTAACTGCTATTTCTGGTACAAGTTATTCTACATGCAATGATCATCCAAACATTTACGATGCAGCTCGAGGAAGAACATCACTCCTAGCTGGTAATGCAAAATCTTCTACGGCTCAAACTAAATATGCGTCTTCTAGTATTGCATTAGATGGCACCGGTGATTATGTATATATTGATAAAGCAGCGGGTCATTTTGGAACACGTGATTTTACTGTTGAAGGATGGTGGTATTTCAATACCATATCTGCTGGTTATCAACCACTCGTAGCGTTAGGACAATCAGCAGATCAACAAGGGTGGGTTCTTATAACTGAATCTAATAATACAATAGCGTGGTATATGAGTAATGGATCATCATGGACTTATAATATAGGCACAAGCACTGTACCTACTTTGAATGCATGGAATCATATTGCTATTGTACGTAAGCACGGAAGAATAGAAATGTATTTAAATGGCACGTCACTGGGAAGTAATACTAGTATAGGATCTAATAGCACTCATACCACAAATGCTGGATATCTTTACGCTGGCCATTATCCGTATTTCCCTGGCGGCGCTCGTTCTTTTAATGGTTATATCGAAGATTTGCGTATTACAAAAGGTCTAGCTAGATATCCGTTTATTAAAGCAAAAGAAACTTTAACTGCAATTAGTGGTACATCATTCCTTACTGCACACGCTGCAACTATTACAGATGGATCGTCTAATTCAATTTCAATAACATCACAAGGTGATCCGACTGTTTCTGACTTTGGACCGGCGGTAGGTATGAAGTCTGTTTTATTCGACGGTAATGATTATTTGCAAATGGCTGACGGCGATTACAAAACTTTTGGATCTAATGATTTTACAATCGAGGCTTGGGTTTATCCAACCTCTGTTGGATCAGGATTCGGTAATTATATATGGGGTGATACCGCTAGCTCAGGCGCTACCAATACATCCAGCACAGCTGTATTATATAATTCTTCTGGAAAGTTTGGTGCGTATATAACTGTAGCAGGTCCGACTATACTAGACATGTCTGCTTCTAGTCTAACAACGCCTGTTAACAATTGGTACCATATTGCTCTTGTTAGAAATGGAAACACCTTTTCCTTATTTGTTGATGGAGTATTAAGCAACTCAACTACAAACTCAAATGCCGTGCTAGATAGTTCACAGATCTTAACAGTTGGTAGAACAGGCGCCTATAACGGGTTAAACTTTGTAGGATATGTTTCAAATTATAGAATTGTAAAAGGCACGGCTCTTTATACTAATTCATTCACCGCTCCGACTGCAGAATTAAAAGCATAATGGCCAGCTATAAAACAATAAAGAACAGTGTGTTTGGTAATAGTGGTAATTCACCGCGTACATATTCTTCTACATCTGAATTTCCTGTAACAAAAGTTGCAGGTGATATAGCTTATTTAGATTCTGATGGAGCAGGTGGAACTGATTCTTTATATGTTTCAGACGGTGGAGGCTGGTATCGAATTAGCTTCGATAGTTCATCTTAATATAAATAGTCGTTAAAGGGGACTATTATGGCAAATCCAAGCTCTAGGGCAACATTAATTGATTACTGTAAAAGAAAGCTCGGTGATCCGGTTATTGAAATCAATATTGATGAAGATCAGATCGAAGATCGTGTCGATGAAGCGATTCAATATTGGCAAGAATATAACAGTGATGCTACATTCAGAACATATGTAGCGCACCAAGTTACTGCGACTGATGTGTCAAATGGATACATTACTGTCGCTAGCGATGTCCTGTTTGTAACCAGACTGTTTGCTATTTCTAGTTCTTTTAATTCTTCTTTTAATTTCTTTGATATTAAATATCAGTTAATGCTGAACGATATTGCTGATATGCAAAATTTTGCTGGTGACCTTGCATACTATGAACAGCTGCAACAATATCTTTCATTATTAGATATGAAATTAAATGGCCATCCGCAAACAGAATATTCTAGAAAGCAGAATAGATTATATCTATTTGGTGATTTTGTAGATGGTGATGCTAAGGAAGGCGAGTTTATTATTTACGAAGCGTATAAGATTGTGGATCCTGCAACTCACACTGCAGTCTTTAATGACATCTGGTTGAAAGATTACACCACAGCATTGTTTAAGCAACAGTGGGGTATGAATTTAATTAAGTTTGAAGGAATGCAACTTCCTGGCGGTGTTATTCTAAATGGAAGACAGATCTATGATGATGCAACTGGCGAGATTGAAGCATTAAGAGAACGTATTAGAATCGAACACGAATTACCACCTGATTTCTTTATAGGTTGATATGCGCAATTTATACTTTTCCGACAAGGTACGTTCGGAACAGAATTTATATGAAGACATCATCATAGAATCTCTTAAGATCTATGGACAGGATGTCTATTATCTGCCAAGAGATTTGGTCGGTGAGGATAGAGTTTTTGGCCATGATGTTCCTTCAAGGTTTAACTCATCTCATAAAATAGAAATGTATATTGAGAACGTTGAAGGATTCGAAGGCGAAGGAGATCTGTTTACTAAGTTTGGTGTGGAGATTAGAGATGAAGCAACATTTGTTGTATCACGCCGTAGATGGGAACAGACTGTCAAAAGATATGATAATGAAATTTCTGGTGATAGACCAAGGGAAGGTGACTTAATTTACCTTCCACTTTCCAATTCTATATTTCAAATTAATCACGTTGAGCATGAACAGCCGTTTTATCAACTCAGCAACCTGCCAACATTTAAGTTGAGAGCACAGCTCTTTGAATACAATGATGAAGATCTGGATACAGGTGTTGAGGTTATCGATGATATCGAGAGAGATTATGCTTACACATATATTCTGACTCTTGATTCTGATAGTCAGACAATTGAGATTGGTCAAACTGCTACACAGACACTGACTGATGGTACGCTTATGGTTGGTGAAGTATCTAAGTGGTCTGACTCTGATAATAAACTGCATCTAATTCATGTTGGTGCTAGCGATGGTAAGTATCATACATTTACCGCAGGAACAATTGTTCTTTCCGGCGACTATAGATTGGATTCAAACTATACTGTATCTGCGATTGCAGAAGATAATAAGATTTCTGAAAATGAACAGAACACAGACTTCCAAACTGATGCGCTTAACTTCTTAGACTTTACAGAAACAAATCCGTTTGGAGATCCTAGGTAATGTTTGGTGGTCATTTCTATCATAAAAAAGTACGTAAGTGTGTTGCCATGTTTGGCTCGCTCTTTAATAACATTTACGTGTTGCGCGCAAACTCTGCAGGTGGAATCATCAGTCAAGTCAAAGTTCCTCTGTCTTATGCGCCAAAAGAAAAATTCTTAGAGAGGATCAGAGAAAATCCTGACTTAGTAGAAGATACACGTGTAGCGATTAAGTTGCCAAGGATGTCCTTTGAAATTACATCTTTAAATTATGATGCAACTCGTCAGCTTCAAAAGGTTTCTGCATTTAAAACTTCTGGTGATGATAATACTAAAAGACAAAAGTTTTTTACACCTGTACCATACACAATTAATTTTCAATTGAATGTATACGCAAAGTCACAAGACGATGCTCTACAAATTGTTGAGCAAATTCTTCCTACATTTAATCCGCAGTATGCTTTGACAATAAAGCCCTTTGCTACTGAATATCCTTCTTTGAAAGAAGATGTTCCGATTGTGATTCAAGGTGTAGGATTTTCAGATGACTTTGAATCTGGCTTAGAGCAAAGAAGAACTATTATCTATACTCTAGATTTTGAAATGAAAATAAATTTCTATGGCTCTATTACTCAAAGCTCAATTATTCGTACAGCACAAACAAACCTTGGTCTCAAAGGAGAAGGGTTTGCAGATTCTGATGTTACTATCGAAACAATAACAACCAATCCATCACCACTTTCTACTATCGGACTGGATGATAGCGATTTTGGTTTCACAACAAGTATAAATATCCTACAAGAGCGCCCGGTAGACGTCGACGTTTATGTCGCTGATGGTTATGTCGAGCCTGGCTACTTTAGGTCGACAACATAGGTAATTGAAAAATGGCAATTGTATTACGTTTAACAAAAGGATCACAGCTTACATTTGCTGAGTTGGATGGAAACTTTTCTGATTTAGATAGTCGTGTTACTACAAACACGAATAGCATTACCACGATTAATGCATCAATCAGTACCCTTAACACAAACGTTACTGGTAATGATAGCGACATCTTGTCACTACAAACAGATCAGAATGCAATTGACACAAGGTTAATCGCTGCAGAAGGCGAGCTAGCTAACGTTGCAATGACATCGTCTGAAGCAGACTTTGGCAACAGAATTATTAAGTCTGCACAATCAGTAGACAGCGCCGGCGCGCTGCCTACAGCTAGCACAGTACCAGGCGGAATTTACAGAATTGCCAATGAAGTAAGTGGTGACAGACTAAGGTATTCGAAT